GCCGATGACGGGGAATGGAACGATAGCGTCGGGCGTGTACGCGTTATCTAATGTGTGCGTGGGGGTATCACGTCCAAGAAGATAGTCAACTGAAACATTGAATAAATCGGCAAGTTTTTTAATGCTATCATTATCTATTTTTACTTTCCCATTTTCCCAATATGAATAATTGTTTTGAGAAATACCAACATATTTAGCCACATCTTGCTGTGTCAAACCTTTCGATTTTCGTACCTCTTTTAATCTCAACATATATCACCTCTTTTGATTTTTATTATAAACAAAAATGATAATCACGCAAGGGGGAATATTTTTTATTGATAAATTATTGATAAAATCCTTGACATTGATAAAAATATCAATTAAAATATCATTACGATTGATAAAACAGCAACAAAGCAAATCACATTTCATTTATCAAAAACGGAGGGAAGAAAGATGGAAGATTTTTTCAAAATTGGAGCAATTGTCTTATCGATTATCGGTGTTGTGCTTTCGGTAGTAGCACTTCTTATGAATCACGGGATTATCCCCTCGTGAGCAGTCCAGTTTATAAAACAAACGAACTTTGAAAATTAAATATGGAGGTGAGGATAGTGAGTAATTCCGAACTGTTGAAAAAACTCAACAACCTCGCAGAACCGTTGTTTAAGAATGGCGTGCTTGATATTCATCAAGTGATTGTCATTGATAGCAATGGCGCGAGGATTGTACGAGAAGAAGAATTTGAGCCGTTTGCCGAAATCGGCGATTAGTAAATTCTTTGATAGGGGTATCTACCTTTCACAGCGGCTGCAAGGTATGTACCGGGGTGAGGGAATGAAACCAAGCGTTGATAGATACTTTCAGGGACATAGAAGTATTGATAGACGTTTCCGTTTAGGAACTCTACTTCAAGCACTTGGTTTTCATAACCCACCGAAGCAACGTTTGTTGAACTCACTGGGATTCTCTTCACGATGTTCACCTCTTTATTTAATAAATATAAGCATTATAACACTTTATAGGGGGAATGTCAATGAGTTGCATTTTCACGAAAGAAATTTTGATACGCATTATCAAATCATCTAAAAAATCGCTTCGCGTTATTTCGCTCGAAAGCGGCGTGCCACAACACACGATTGAGAACTGGTTGTATACAAACAAAGTTCCGTCAATCGAAAACACAATCGCAGTGCTTCAAGCACTTGGTTACAAATTGACAATAGAGGAGAGGCTATGACGTTTAGAGAACTTTTGAAGAAAAAGAACGTAACACAGGAAGAACTTGCCGTTGCTATCGGCGTTACGCAGGCAACCATATCTTACTGGTCAATCGGCATTACGCAGCCGAGAACGCGGCATTTGATAAAGATAGCAAAAGTGCTCGGCGTGTCGGTGAAAACACTCGTCGAATCGTTTGAGGATAAGTGATATGACCTACACCGAACGCGAAGCAATTATGAGCAAAGACGTTATGACGGGCGCGGATATTCAGAAGTTGCAGGGGTGCAATCCAACCCAAGCAAGCCGAATCCTCACCGATATCAAGGACGTCATCAGATTACGGGGTGGCAAGCCGCGTATCGACCAGCGAGGGAAACTGCACACGCAGGATTACTGCGATTACTACAACATCAAAAGATTTTGAGCGAGGGATAACGATGAAAACTTTTACAGAGCAAGAACTTAAAGAGATTTTGAGGAAACACAAACTTTGGTTGGAAGACAGCGACCAACAAGACGCAGAACGTGCGGACTTGTCGTGTGCGGACTTGTCGCGTGCGAACTTGTCGTGTGCGGACTTGTCGGGTGCGTACTTGTCGTGTGCGAACTTGTCGGGTGCGAACTTGTCGTGTGCGGACTTGTCGGGTGCGTACTTGTCGTGTGCGAACTTGTCGGGTGCGTACTTGTCGCGTGCGGACTTGTCGGGTGCGAACTTGTCGCGTGCGTACTTGTCGGGTGCGTACTTGTCGTGTGCGAACTTGTCGGGTGCGTACTTGTCGTGTGCGAACTTGTCGCGTGCGGACTTGTCGGGTGCGAACTTGCGCGATGCGGACTTGCGCGATGCGGAAAACGTTCCGTTTATTCCATACGCTTGCCCGGACTTCGGCTCGTTCATAGGTTACAAAAAAGCACAAAACTTGATTGTGGAACTCGAAATATTGAGCGACGCAAAACGTGTATCGGCAACAGGAAGAAAGTGTCGGTGCGACAAAGCAAAAGTGCTTTCAATTCAAAACATAGATGGAACACCGAGCATTTTTACAAGCGTTGCAAGCGATAGAGATTCAAAGTTCATATATAAGGGTGGCGAGATAGTCACAGTTGATGACTTTGACGAAAACCGTTGGAACGAATGTTCGACAGGCATTCACTTTTTTATAAACAGACAAGAGGCGGTGAATTACTAATGAGAATCGACAAATGTATGAACGAACTTTCAAAGATGATATTTGAGCACGGCGACACTTGCAAGGTGATGGTCGTTATTGCCAAAAAAAGTGCGGAACAAGAAAGAAAAAGCAATTTACACCCGAGTATGACACAAGCACTCGCGCCGTTCACGAAAGGACTTGCAAAATGAACAAATACCGAATTGTAGAACGCGATTTCACGCTTTGGAGCGGCAAGTTTATTCGCAAAGAGTACATCGTTGAAAAATACACGTTTTTGAAAAACGGTTTTCACTTAATGGACTGGGTAAAAGTTACAGACTTTTGGCACAGGGAAGACGCAGAAAACTGGATTAAGAAAAAACTTTGTGAAGAACAAATCGACGATATGCGGTTAGCGGAAAGGGAAGCCGAACAGGCAAAACACCCAAAAGAACCACCAAAGAGAGTTGTACACCGTTACACGGCAGAATCGGACAGCATTCTTGAACCGTGGGGCGTTGGAAAAATAACGTCGCGCCTCGACCAAAGGACAGGCTCGGCAGATAGATGAGGGATATAAAAGATGAACAAATTTAGAACTTTAAGAGCGGACGAGTTGGATTGCCGCGTAGGAACTTGCAACGATAAAGGCTTTTCACTGCTTTTGTACAAAGACGCGAGGTGCGACCAAAGCATTTTAGACGAGACCGTCGGCGCAGATAACTGGCAACGAGACCACAAAGAGGTAAAGGGCAATCTGTTTTGCGGCGTGTCGATTTGGGACGAGAACAAAAAGCAATGGATTACCAAATGGGATTGCGGCGTTGAAAGCAACACCGAGAAAGAGAAAGGCGAGGCTTCGGACAGTTTCAAGCGTGCGTGCTTCAACTGGGGTATCGGCAGAGAACTCTATACAGCACCGTTTATTTACGTCAAAGGGAACACCGAAAGGAACTCGAAGAACAATCCCGTACCGACGTTTAAGCGTATGGAAGTCAGCGAAATCGAATACGAAGATGGTAAGATAACGCAACTTGTCATTTTGGGTGACGGACAACCGATATTTACATACGGCAAACGAGGCTCTCAAACGCCAAATAACGAACGCAAGGCAAAAACCGAACAACCAGTCGAGAAGAACGACGAACTCACGCTTGACAAGGCTTATGCGCTCACAACCACAAAAGGGAAGATGTACGGCGAACTCACCGACGACCAACTTCAATGGCTCGTTGAAAACAGCAAAAACGCAATGAGCAGAAAGGCGGCGCAGATGATTCTCGACGATAGGAAGACATCGGAAGATTTAATGCCGTTGGAAGACGAAGAAGGTTTGCCGTGGGATTAAGAGGTAACAGATGAAAATCAAAGCAACATTCACAAGAGCATTGCAGGGCGAGTTCGGCGCGCACGAAGTGACGTTCACAACGTACGACAAGAACGCCGTCTTGCAACTCAAAACGCAGGATAGGACAAAGCCGTTGAGCCTTGAAGTTAAGCAGTATCGGGAACAACGCTCGCTTGACGCAAACGCATACTTTCACGTCCTCGTCAGCAAGATTGCCGAAATGGACTATCAGAGCATTGACGACGTGAAACGACAACTCGTTTGTGACTACGGAACGGTCGCATTTGTTGCGCGAATCCCGGCAAGCGCAAATCTCGACGACATCTATAAGTATTCAAGGCTTATCGGTGAGAGCAAAGGCACGAAAGAGCCGTGCAACGACTGGTACATATTCAAGCCGACACACACGCTCGATACGAAAGAGATGTCAAGGCTTATCGAGGGAACCGTTCAAGAGGCGCAACAACTCGGCATAGAAACGAGAACGCCCGAACAACTGCAAGAACTCTTATCACTTTGGGGGCAAAAGGAAAAGCAATGATAATCGTTGAAGATACACGACAACAAACCACAAAGCACAAAAACATCGAGAAACACTTTCAGTCGATAAACCAACCGAGCGTGCGCTCAAAATTGATTGTAGGCGATTACGCGCGGTTAGACAACCAAACCGTGAGCATTGACACGAAGAAAGACATCGTCGAAATTTCGGGCAATATATGCGGCGGACAACACGAGCGTTTCAGGGCAGAGTGCGAACTCGCAAGAAAGTGCGGGATTCAACTGATTGTACTCATCGAAGAAGTGCCGCCAAAGGGTGATTTGGACAACTGGCAGTCACCGAAAACCAAGAGCGGAAAGCCACTCACAATGGTGAAAGGCTCGGTGCTTAAAAAGGCAATGGCGACGATGTCGGAACGCTACGGCGTGCGCTTTGAGTTCATCACAAAAGACAAAACGGCGCAAAGGATAATTGACATATTATCGACAATCTAACGGGGTGAATTATGGATTTTAAGAAACCTTTGACTGAGAATATGAAGCAAAAGGCGAGGGCGGTTGTGGACTATCTCAAAGCCAACGAACGCTTTGTCGAAAAAGAAGAATTGCGAGCCGTTATCGGTTGCTCAAACGAGCGCACGGTGCGTGACGTGATAGCATACGTTGCGCTGTATTATCCGATAATCGCCAACAGCAAGCACAGCGGCTATAAACTCGCAAGACGAATGAGCGACCTCGAAGACGTAAGGCAGACGTGGGCAGAACAATCGTCACGGCAAATCGAACTCGAACGCCGTATGCAACCGCTAATCCGCTTCTGTGAAAAGGCAGAGAAAAAACGTGAGGTGGGCAATGGCAGATTATAACAAAGAGCGGTTCTATTGGCTCAAACTCAAACGTGACTTTTTCAAGCGACACGATATACAAATCATCGAATCTATGCCGAACGGGAAAGACTATGTGCTGTTCTACCTCAAATTGATGGTCGAAAGCATAGACCACGAGGGCGAACTTCGATTTAGCGACACGATACCGTACAACGAGCAAATGCTCTCGGTGGTAACAAACACGAACATTGACATCGTAAGAAGCGCAATCAAGTTGCTGACAGAACTTGGAATCGTTGAGGTTTTGGACGACCAAACGCTCTATCTGAAAGAGGTAAAAGCGTTGATTGGAAGTCAAACGGCAGGTGCTGAAAGACGACAAATACAACGTCAAAATCAAGCCGAAAAATTGCTTGAACGACAAAACGGCGACAATTGTCACCCAGAGAAAGAGTTAGAGTTAGAAAGCTTGCTAAAGAAATTAAAAAATAAATTATCAAGCGCAGGCGCGTATGTAGGGGTTTTTGACGATTTGATTGACGAGATTTTGGAAGCACTTGTTGCCGGTACGGAACTCGAAGATGAAATCACGCTGAACGGAACGAAATACGGCGCGGAATCTTTTAGAAGAATAGCAGACCATTTGACGGTCGACCAAGTTGCGAAAGTGGCAAACAGGCTTTTACAGCGAAAAGGCGAAATACAAAACCGAGAAAAGTACATTCAATGTATGTTGGCAGAGTGTTTCGGGATAGGTGAGAGTGAATGAAAAACAACGTGAAAGCAAATATCTTACTGGCATTCGCCGCAATCTTGCTTATCGGCGTTGTGGTGAGCGGGGTGCTTGCAGTCATCGGAATCATACCGAAAGACAAGATATGGATACCGTTCATAGCGTTCATCGTCGGCGACATAGTGCTTATAGGCACAATGCTTAAAGTGATAGACGAAGTTGACGAGGACGAGCAAAACGACGAGTAAGGGGGTGCGATATGGAATATCAAAGACGAAAACCGAGCCGAAACGAGCAGTCGCTAAAAGCGGAAGCCGAGTTGAACGGATACCGCGCGAGGGTTGCGCAGATAATGCGATTGAAAGACCGTCGGCGAGAGATTGAAACAAACTATGCGGCAATCCGATGTATCGATTACAGCAAGTTGAGAGTTCAAGGCGGCGCACCGTTCAACGCTATGGTTGAAACCGCGGTGCAGTGGGCAGACATCGAAAAACAGATTGACGACCTAATCCACCAAAATGAACAAGAATTGCTGATGATTGAATACAAACTCGGCAAACTGACCGAACGAGAGCAAACCGTGCTTTTCAAGTACTACATAGAGGCACGAACGCTATTGCAAATCGCCAACGCTATGAATTACAGCGTTGACGGAATCAAGAAAATCAAGCACCACGCGTTGCTCAAATACGCGGAAATATAAAAACACAGAGAGGAAAAGAGAATGTTTGAAATCGAAATTTACAAGAAAGCAAAGAAAGACAGCCAAATCAGAGAAGAACTGGACAAAGATAGCACGAACGCGTTTATTTGTGTCTATCAATGCGACGACAAACAGACGCACATTCTTTCGGGGTATGATGAGGCGAATAAAGCCGACATTGTTGCACTGCTTGTGGCACTTGACGACATAACGGACGACCTTTGCAGAAAGGACAAACAAATCGCTTCGGCGTACGGCTTGTACAAACTCAAAAAGGCGGCAGGTATGCTCAAAGAATTGAAACTTGACGATGAGCAAGAGGAAAGCGGCGATGAGCAGAAAGATTGACGACGCAACCCTTTGTTGGCAGTGCGCCAACTGCACGGACGGCTCTAAATGCGAATGGGCATTGGGTCGTCCCGTGAAAGGGTGGGAAGCGACACCGACAGCCTATAACGACGGCGGTTTCGTAACACACTCTTTCAAAGTGACGAAGTGTCCGAAGTTTGTCGAGGCAACCCGCTATGAAATATCGATTTCGGCAATGTGCCGAGAAATAAACTGCAAAAGAGACGACAAACACGTTTTGCAAAAAGTTGCAAAGGCACTCGAATCGAAAGGATATGCGCTTGAAACGCACAATGGGAAAGGGTATTCGGCAACCTACGCCGTGAAAAAAGTATGACAATTCAAGAGTACAAACAACAACTATACGATGCGTGCATGGAACACATCTTCCTCGCACAGCAGGCTCTCGACCGATATGCCACAGCAAAGACCGACCGAGAGCGAGAATATGCAAAGATAGACAACTTACAACATCTTGCCGCTCACAACGCTTTGCAGTGGGCATTGTACAAGGCAAGCGAACTTGAAAAATAAATTCCTTTGTTGGCGTACAACGAAAAATAAAACCGAGCGCAGGCGGTATATCCTGCGCAAAGAGAGAAAAATATGGACACCTTAATTACTGCAAAATTTGACCTAATCAGAGCCGTAGATGCAATGCGCAAAAGCGATAGCGATTGGGTTGGCGGACACGGAATGTTTAACAATTTCCGCATAGCACTCGACAAAGCGATGGTAGCCACGGGTGACGACGATATGTACAATTATTACATTGTGCAAGTTGAAAGTTTTGACTGCATAGCACACTTAAAATATACATATGGCAGTGGCAGACAAAGTTTTGACAAGTATGTTTACCCGTTTGATGAAAACCGACTTTACCCCATTCAAGAGTTAGTCGTGAAGCCGTGCTTTAAGAGATAAACAATGAGGAGAAAAGAAAATGAACAGAGAGATACTTTTTAGAGGGAAAAGAAAACAGGACGGAGTGTGGGCACACGGCGACCTTGTGAGGCTCAAAGACGGCGACAAACAAGTGCCGTGCATCTATTACTTCGGCGAGGTATATCCCGAAAGCATAGGACAATTCACGGGCGTGTATGACAAGAACGGCGACGAGATTTACGAGGGCGACATCTTGGAATTTGACGGAGCGGAAATCCCCGAAGAAGAACGTGCAGAGGTCGTATTCATAGACGGTAGATTCAAACTGAAAAATCCGAACTATGACTATATGGACGACTTGGACAACCTAACGGCGAGTATGGAAATCATCGTTGGCAACACATACGACGGAATTTATTGCGAGGCAGAAAGATGAAAACTAAACAAGAACAAATCGATAAAATGGCAAGCATTATCTTTGAAACCATAAATCGAGAAAACATAGACCGATTTGTAGAAGATAAGGACGGCAACCTTGTTAGCGTAGAAACGGTCGGTATCGAAGGTATAGCAGAAGCACTTATCGAAAACGGTTACGGCGACGTGTCCGAGTACAAAAACAGATTCGAGGTCGTAGACAAGGTTTTGACCGAAACACGAGCGAAACTCACGAAAGCAGAACACGACAGAGATAGGTACAAAGCATATATTGATAGACTCGAATATGACCTCGCGGACACAGAGTTCCTAAATGACAGAATGTTGGCAGATGTTGAACGGTTAAAAACGGAAACAAAACAGGCGAAAATAGACGTGCTGAACAAGTTGAAAGCAAGAATGATAGAAGATGGCATTTTTGTAGAAATTTGTAATTGGCACATCAATAAACTTATCGAGGAGATAGAAAAATGATTATATTGATAATTTTGGGAGTTTTGTTAGCAATAACGCTTGTTGCGACTGCTGTTGTTTATGCTGAAAGTGGCAAAAACGGCGATTGGGAAGTGCCAGTATTCGCTATGTTTGTAGTAATCATAGCACTTCTATTCGCGGGCGGTTTTGCAATCGGCGCGGCGGCAGGCGAGAAACACGACAAAGCATATATCGAAATGAACTCGCAATATGAAGTTTTGATGTATCGCCTTGAAAATCAACAAGACCACGTTCTCGAAGATACGGAATTGTACAACAGCATAGTTGAGTACAATACAACGATTCGGTACGAACAAAAATTGGTTGGTAGCAAGTGGATAGGGATATTCCACGACAAAAGCATTATGAAATGCAAAGAAATCGATTTAAGTGCTTTTAGCAAGGAGGTAGAAAAATG